GGTAATCGATGAATACTACAAAATCTACAATGCATCTCCCACAAAAGAAGCATTGGAGATTGAGGTAGGTAACCTTGATACGATCTCTGATGAACAGCATAAGTCCATGCTGCAGTTCATCGAGACTATTGAGGATGAGCAGTCCGACTTTGACTGGATGTTAACAACCACTGAGAAGTGGTGTAAGGAACGTGCTATATATCTTGCTCTCATGGAGAGTATCAAGATTGCTGACGGTAAGGATAGTACCAAGTCAACTGGTGCTATCCCTGGTATCTTATCCGAAGCACTTGCTGTATCGTTCGATAATCATATTGGACATGATTACATCGAAGACTACGAGGAACGCTACGATTCCTACCACAGAGTTGAGGACAAAATTCCTTTCGACCTGGAACTCTTCAACAAGATTACAAAGGGTGGACTTTGTAATAAGTCTCTCAACATTGCTCTTGCAGGCACTGGTGTTGGTAAGTCTCTCTTTATGTGTCACGTTGCCGCTGCTTGCTTGCTACAAGGCAAGAACGTCCTGTACATCACGATGGAGATGGCTGAAGAGAAGATTGCTGAACGCATCGACGCCAATCTCTTGAACGTTCCTATTCAGGATCTTGCCAACCTGCCCAAGATGATGTTTGAATCTAAAGTTCACAAACTGGCACAGCGTACTACGGGTAAACTTATAATTAAAGAATACCCCACGGCATCTGCAAATGTTGGACACTTTAGAGCACTTCTTAACGATCTCGCACTTAAGAAGTCTTTTACACCTGACGTTATATTTGTGGACTATCTCAATATTTGCTCCTCTTCGCGTTACAAAGGGGCTGCCAATATTAATTCCTATACTCTTGTTAAGTCAATTGCAGAAGAACTTAGAGGATTGGCTGTCGAAGCCCAGGTCCCTATCGTATCTGCCACCCAGACCACTCGTTCTGGTTATGGTAGCAGTGATGTTGACATTACTGACACTTCTGAGTCCTTTGGTCTCCCTGCTACTGCTGATCTTATGTTTGCCCTTATTTCAACTGAAGACCTTGAACAGGTGGGACAGATCATGGTGAAGCAGTTGAAGAACAGATACAATGATCCGACAGTAAACAAGCGTTTTGTGGTTGGCATTGATCGTGCTAAAATGAGACTGTATGATGTTGAGCAGTCTGCCCAGGAGAACCTTGCAGATTCTGGTCAAGACTTCATTGCCGAAAGTCCTAAGGATATGTTTGAGAAGTTTGCTGGGTTAAAAGTATGAGGGTGCTAGCAATTCAATATGGCAATCATGATTGCTCTGCTTGTATCTACGACGGAGAGGTAAAGAACTACTTTCTAGAAGAAAGATTTAGCGGAGAGAAGCACGACCTCCATCACTTTGAGATCTACAAGAACCTTCTTCGCGTGAAGGATCCTGTGGATCTCATTGTCCTATGTTATTTTGGTGATAGGACGTTCATGTATGATGGTGGTCTGAAGTACCTTGACATGTTCTTGAAGGCGTACAAGAAAAAGCATGGCAGCATACCGAAGGTCATCAAGGACAAGCGTCATCACCTCGCACACGCTGCTGGAGCGTACTACAACAGCGGGTTTGACAAGTCTCTGGTGCTTGTGGTGGATGGCAGTGGGTCTCTGGACAAACTCTCCTTTGAAGCAGAATCTATCTACGTTGCAGAGGGCACAAGGTTCACAGAGATCTACAAGAACTTCATCAAACTGTTCCCAGAACAGATGGATTTGCCCACAGAGACAGACCGTCTGCAGAAACTCCATCCCACTGCTGAGGTCCACAGGCAGAGCATGATGGGTCTGGGTTATCTCTACAGTGCTGGTGCTGTTATGATGGGTGAGACTGCCTTGCAGGCAGGTAAAGTCATGGGTCTTTCTGCCTATGGTCAGGACACCAATCAAACTCACATCAAAGACGATCTCTTCGTTGATGATATGATGTTCCACTGTAGGGATGTCAACCTATTTTTCTATGGATATGGTCCTGACAACTTCATTGACATTGCTCAGGAGATCTTCGGTAAGAAGGGAGTTGATGTCACTGATGAGATTACGAAACATAACTATCAACCCTACGCTGACTATGCAAAAGCGGTTCAGAAGGATACACAAAACGTGATTATTCGTCTGGTTCGTAAGGCATTGGACAAAACTGGTATTAAAAAGTTATGTTTTACGGGTGGTTACGCAATGAATATTATAACTAATACATTGTTAGTAGAAACTTTCCCCGATGTAGAATTCTATTTTGAACCCATGGCAACTGATGTTGGCATCTCTGTTGGCACTGCAATGTACCACTGGAGAATCAACACCAAAGACAATCAACCTAGACCTTTAACTACAACTGCATTTCACGGCTGGAAGTATGACGTATCACAATTCAGAGGACTTGTCGCAACAGCGTCAGAAGTTGCTAAACTCCTTGAAAGACAAAAGAGTGTCGCAGTATATGATGGATACTCTGAAGCTGGACAGCGAGCACTGGGCAACCGCTCCATCCTCTTTAATCCGCTGGTCCCAAATGCCAGAGAAATAGTAAACAGAATTAAAAAAAGAGAATGGTATAGACCATTCGCAGCATGTGTCTTAGAAGAAGACGCACACCTATACTTCAACATCAAACAAGCAAGTCGCTTTATGACCCAGTGTTACAAAGTGACAACCGACATCATCCCTGGTGTAACTCACGTTGATGGCACCTGCAGGGTACAGACCGTAGTAGACGGACATCTCTACGAGATTCTGCAGCAGTTTAAAAAACGGACAGGGCATGGTATACTATTAAACACGAGCTTCAATCTTGCTGGCAACCCTCTCGTTGAAACCCCTGAGCAAGCATTTGACACACTCGCCCAGTCTGAGTTAGACTACCTTTGGTTCCCCGAAACACTCCAATTATTTTCTTAGTATGACTATTGATTTTTCTCGCTACGAACACTTCGTCGATGCCGTAACATCTGATGCTTCTAAAGACTTTGTTGCTCTTGCTGACCGTCTTGTTGAACTTGATGGAAAGGGTGCCAATATTGAGCGTCTCCTTACTGCTGGCGTTGGGATTAATGCTGAAGGTGGTGAGTTCCTTGAGATCATTAAGAAGATGGTCTTCCAAGGTAAACCCTGGACCGATGACAATCGAGAGCATCTTATTATTGAGTTGGGTGATCTTCTCTGGTACGTAGCACAAGCAACTCAAGCTCTTGGAGTTTCTTTTGATGAAGTGATTGCCACCAATGTCAAGAAACTTGAGCGTCGTTATCCTGATGGTGCCTTTGACATTTACTTCTCTGAAAACCGTGCTGCTGACGACCGATGACTGCTAAATTTATTTTATTCACCAAGGACTCTTGTGGTCCTTGTGGTCTCGTCAAGAGATACTTTAGAGCTCTCAAAGACGAGCGTACTGAACTCATCCAAGAAGTCCAATCCCCGAAGAGAACCTTGCTCTTGCCAAGAAGTATGGTGTGACTGCCACTCCTGTTCTCATCATCATTGATGAAGAAACAGAAGAACTGCTGGAGACTTACTCCAGCGGTATGCCTATCACCCAGAACATTCGTAAACTCTGGACCAAATACGGTGTATAGTTTCTGGATCCACCTAGTAGCATTCTTCCAAGTTGTCTTGATGAATTGTATTCAACCTGTCAACTGGAAGTATTGCTATCGGGTGGACCAGTGGTTGATTCCAGATCTCGTAGAAGGTTATGAGATCTGGTCTGGAAAGAAGCATCCTTATTCGCAGGAAAAAGAATATCTCAAGAGCATTCCTCCCTCTAAATAATTAGACGGGAGGTTTTTTTATGGCTACGCAACCAAAACCGAAAAAGTTTTTCTTAATGCAACAATATGGGCAAACATATATGCCTGCGGTGCATCAAGAACAAATGAAAAAAATTATGGATCTTATACCAGATGATGTTCAACTGTGGAATGATCCAGCAAAATGGGATGGAAAGAAGTGGCCTAATGGAAATTTCATGAAACCGAAGATGATTTTAATTAAATCTAAACAATCGGTTATCAATATGATTGGTGAATATTTTTCAAAAGGAAGTCAACGTCAAAGACTTATTAGCTATAGAGAGCACGATCATGTCTCGGTAGCGTTTAACTTTGACGACACTACAGAAATGAAAACAACTGGTAGGGGTAAAAATAAACAAACTTCTAGTGTTAAAGTTAAGAGGAAACCTCAAGTAGTTAGATTTGAATCTACTGGTAAACTTTTTACTAAAGGTGGTGCAGCAGTTCCTGCTTCAACTATGACTGCTATGCAGGAGTTAGGAACTCTCTGGGTGTTTAGGCAAGTTATTCAAGAAGATAAAAAATTTCGTAAATGGCAAGACATTAAAAGTGATAAAGAGACATGGGAAGAACTTGTAAAAATTTGGGATGATATTGGTAATGTTTCTGGTGGTCCAGAAGATAAGTGGTTACAAATTTTCTTCAAGCAAAATGATGTTTTTATGAGAGAAATGAGTGATCCTAGGATCAAACTCCTTGAGGAATTTAACAGAGGATCTACACATGCTGGTGGAAAACCATATAAAATTCCAGGATCTTCGGGAGCAACGGAAACTTTTATGGAATTTATATCTAATCATGTAAAACAATATGGAATTTCTCAGAAAGATAATTGGAACCCCGCTGACATTTGGTTGATTAAGGATGAACAGAAATGGAGAAATGCTCTGATTAAGCATAGTTCTGTTGAGGGCAGCAGCAGTCCCAGTAGTATCGCACACAATTTACAGCAATGTAATGCTATTTTACGCCAAGCATGGCACGCTCATGAAATTATTGGAATATCTTTAAAGGCGATCGGAAGTGGAGATAATGCTAGATGGGAAGCTGTTAATACTACTCAAGAGTTTGTCAACCAAAGGAGTGATATAAATTTCAAACTTACATTTAAACTAGATGAGATTAGATGCTTCTTAAAAATTGATAAAGACGGTGGTGTCACTCAAGATAGTTGGGTTTATATTGATAATGGCAAAATTACTTATAAGTTTCAGATTAAAGCAAACAGTAGTTCTGATAGAAGTGGATCTGGACTTAAATATGAGGGACAGCAAGAAGGAGCAGGTGCTGCAAGACTTGGAAAAGCGACAGTTGATTTGTTAATGAACCTAATGAAGCAGGCTAAGATACCATTTGATAAAGAGAAAAAAAGTTATCCAATGTCAGTTGAGCAGTTAGTAAGGGAAGAAACAGAATATAGAAAGAAACTAAAATTTCTTGCTTCTAAGCGTGTAAAGTTAAGTAACGATGGGACCCAGACTGCTGACTTGGCATACGACGCACTGCTATACTTGATGAATAGAGAGCCGTGGGTGGCAAATTCTAAGTGTCAGCAGATCACATGGTTATGTCAACTTCTCAAACTAGAGGGACAGAAACAGCAAGAGTTCTTGGCAGACTTGGTATTCTTGTCTAAGAAAGAAGGAGAACGCTATGGACCTTTCGGAAAGATTTACTGATGACTAAGAACACTCACCTAGAACATATTGAAGATCTCATGCTCATGTTTGGTGAGCAGGGAGTTAAGGAATCTTTTTCTTACATTGATGATCTTGTGCAAACTTTTTCTGGTGATCCTAAGAATACCAGGAAGTTTTCTACTAAGTGGGATGGATCTCCTGCTATTTTCTGTGGTCTTGATCCTGCGGATGGTCAGTTCTTTGTTGCAAAGAAAGGTATCTTTAATAAAAACCCTCAGCTTTTTAAATCCATAAATCAAATTGAGCAAGATAAGATTGCTGATGGGTTAAAAAAAGTATTTACTTATGTCTTTAAGTATATGAAACCACTATATGATAGTGGTAAATTAAAGGATGTTGTGCAGGGAGATTTTCTTTTCCACGAGGGCACACGAAAAATTGTTAATGATGTGCATGGTGAAAACTGTGTAATTTTTAAACCACAACTGATTAGTTATTGTATCCCAGATCATGATGATCTTTATGATGCAGCCAAGCAATGTAAGGTCTGTGTAGTAATTCACGCTAAATATCCAGTTGGTGGTGCTGATACAGTGCAAGATCTTTCAGTAAATTTTGGATTTGATGCATCGAAACATTCCACTAAAGATCTTCTAATCCTTACGCCATTTACTTCTCAACTTGGCAAGGACATGATCATTACCAAGTCTGAAAAAACTAGATTGCTAGCATGGAAGCGATCTGCTAATTCACTTCTTCCCAAGTGTTCTTCTTTTTTAAACACTATCGCTCCTTCTCATGATGATCCTTGGGGAATGGCATACTTTCTTAAACAATACTTTAATGCGAAGGTAAGAGAGGGACAGAAAGTTGGTAGTGCTTCAAAGTTTTACCATGAATATATGAACTACTGGGAACAAAAATATCGGAAGAAGATTGAATCTTTAAAACAAGCACCAAAGATTGCTGAGTGGAAAGCAAAAATGTATAAGGGTATGGATTTCCTTGAAGATAATAAATCTCAATTCATTTCTATGGTGGGACTATATAATACAATCCAAAATATCAAAAATATTTTTGTTCCTAAATTGGAAATGGGTGAAAGATTCAGGACTTATTATTATGACGAAAAGACAGGAACGTATGAAGTTGGCAATCAAGAGGGATATGTTGCTATTAGAGAATCTGATAGAGCAGTGAAGTTAGTTCAACGCCTTGGTGGATTTAGTCAACGCAACTTTGAAGAGATAAAATCTTGGGCTAAGAAATGAAAAGAGTAGTATTCGTTTGGGGTAGATATAATCCACCAACAATTGGTCACCAGAAATTATTTGACAACGCTGCTAGAGTTGCTAGATATTGGGGTGCTGATCTTGTTATCTATCCAACGCATACTCAAAGCGCAGCAAAAGACCCTTTGAAGTCGGATAAAAAAGTTGAGTATTTGAAGAAAATGTTTCCTCAATATGCCGATAATTTTGTTTACGATACTGCTGTAAAAACAATGTTTCAAGCTCTTGGAAAATTGCAGATTGAATACGATGAATTGGTTTGGGTTGCTGGTTCTGATAGAGTTCCTGAGTATGGAGATATTTTGAGAACCAGAAATGGAATGACAAATAAATCTGGCAAGATAGATTTTACTTTTAGAAGAGTGGAATGTGTATCTGCTGGTGGTAGAGATCCAGATGCCGAAGGTGCTGCTGGTATGTCTGCTAGTAAAATGAGAGAAGCAGCAAAGAAAGTTCAAACGACAAAATTCATGAGTGGAATTCCAGATACATTATCAAGTTCACAGAAATTACAATTGATGCAAGATGTTAGAAATGGGATGGGATTGAAATGAAAGATTTTAAAAAACTACGAGAAGAAGCACTGCGTCAACAACAAAGACAGCAGGAAGTTTTCAAAGAAGGTGATGCCGTCATGTCTTCTCGCACAGGAGATAAGGGACATATCCACAGGGTCGGCGGCAACTATGCCATTGTAATTTCTGAGGAAGGTCAGATGTTCCGTGAGTGGATCAAGAATATTAGATCTATAAATAATACGAGAAGAACCTCCTTATTAAACGATGAAATATCGGAAGCCAATTAATAA